ATGGCCGCACGCTTCCCGCTGCCGAACGGCGCTGTGCTGGAGATCGCCAGCGTTATGGGATCCGCCGTCGCTTTCACTGCATTGACCAATGCGAAACCGCCGGTCGCTGCCTCAGTAGGGCACGACATTGAAAACGGCGACGTTTTGCTGATCAACTCCGGTTGGGCGCTGATCAACGATCGCGCAGTAAAGGCGTCAGGCGTCACCGCCGATGCGTTCGCGTTGGCCGGTCTCAATACCACCAACACCGACAAATTCACTGCCGGTGCTGGTTCCGGCTCAGTGATCCCAGTGTCCGGATGGACGCAGATCTCGAAAGTCACTTCTTTCACATCCTCCGGCGGCGAGCAGCAATATCAAACTGTCGGCTACCTGGAAGATGACGACGACAAGCAATTTCCAACCAACCGCAACCCGACCACGATCACCATCGTGGTGGAGGATCAGCCGACCGCTCAATACGTCGAGACAGTCGAGGGCTTCGACGACACCAAAGAGCTGGCCGTCGTGCGCATGAAGTTGCGCAACGGCGATCAGATCCTCTATCCGGGTTATGTGAGCATCACTCCCGATCCAACGATGGAGCGCAACAACGTCATGACGCGCACCATCAGCATCGGGCTTTCTGCTCGCTCGCTCCGTTACCTCGCCGGCGCATAAGGATTTCCCATGGCAAAGATCAGGATCGCTCAGAACCCTACTTTCAAGGCTCTCGTGCACATACCCATCGTTGGGTGTGAGCCCGAGGCAATCGAGTTCACCTTCAAGTATCGCGATCGCTCGGCACTCGCCGCGCTGTTCGACGAGTGGAACATGAAGGCGAAGGAAATGCGCGAGGCATTCGGTGAGGGCACCACATTGACGGATGTCGTTGCTGCCGAAACCGAGTACCAGGTGCAGCAGGTCAAGGATCTGGTCGCTGGATGGGGTTTCGATGACAAGTTCGACGACAAGAGCATCCTTGCCCTTGTTAAGTCCTGTCAGGGAACTGCCGAAGCGGTGGTGAATGCCTACCAGAGCGCGTTCAATCAGGCCCGCTTGGGAAACTGAGGGCGGCCGCCGCGGCGTTGTACGAAAGCGGACCATCTGCTGAGCAGTTGGCAATCCTCGGGCTGACGGCTGCCGATTTGTCCGGTGACGATGTAGAGGTCTGGCCATGCAACTGGCCGGCCTTTCTCCTGTTCAATCGAATGTCCACGCAGTGGCGGGTCGGCACCGGTGGCCCGATCGGTCTCGATTACAACTGCATTCGCGACGTCGCCGGTTTCCTCGCAATCAAGAAAAAGAAACTCGCTGAAATCTTTCCTGACCTGCAGGTGTTGGAAGGCGAAGCCCTGCGCGTCATGGCGGAGGAGAGGGAAAACAGCCCGTAATCGCGGGCACTTATTCAAGGTGAGTCGATGAACATTGCAGAACTCGGCGTCAGGATCGACTCGGCCGATGCGATCGAGGCCAAAACGAGCCTGGATGAAATGGCGAAGGCTGGCGGCCGGGCCGAGCAGTCCGCCGTTTCGCTGATGAACGAAATGCAGGCGCTGGAGAAGTCGCTCTCTACCAGCGCCAAGACTACGCAGGACCTTGCCAAACAGCGCGATGCGTTGGCGAAGCTGACCAAAACTGGCGCCTATGGCGAGGCTGAGGCCGCGAAGATCTCGGCGCAGCTCGACAAGCAGCAGGTAGCGCTTACCAAGTCGACCATGGATGAGCAGAAGGCACTGAACAGCCTGTTGGGCGCCATTGACCCGGCCCGCGCCGCGCTGGCGAAGCTGGATACTCAGGTCGAACAACTGGGCAAACATCTGGATGCCGGCCGCATCAGCCAGGACGAGTACAACACCGCCCTGAGCAAGATCGATAAGGACTACGACAAGCTAAACAAAACTACCACCGGCTTCGACAAGCTGCGCCTCGGCACCCGCCAAGCACAGGAAAACGTCGTTCAACTGGGAAACGCGCTGTCGTCAGGCGACTGGGGTAGCGGCGTTCGCGCAGTCGCACAACTTGGCGCCGGTGCCGGCGAGGGGGCCGCCGGCCTGCTCGCGATGCTGGCGCCGCTTGCGCTGGCCACCGCTGCCGTGGGTGGACTGGCATACGCTTTTTACAAGGGCAGCGAGGAGCAGGACAACTACAACAAATCGCTGATCCTTACCGGCAACTACGCCGGCGTGAGTTCCGGGCAGTTGGGCGACATGGCGCGGCAAGTCAGCGTCACTGTCGGTACAACCGGCCAGGCCGCAGCCGTGCTGGCTCTGTTGGCTGACAACGGCAAGATCGCCGGCGAGAGCTTCACCGGAATCACCCAAGCTGCCGTGTCGATGCAGAAGGCCACAGGCAAGGCCGTAAGCGAGACAGTGGCGGAGTTCGCCAAGCTCGCCGACGACCCGGTCAAGGCGTCTGCCGCGCTGAATGAGCAATACCACTACCTGACCGCGTCGGTTTACTCGCTGATCGCCGCGCTGGAGAAGCAGGGCGACCACGCTGGAGCTGTGAAGCTGGCCACCGAATCGTTTGCCGATGCGATCAATCAACGCACGCCGAAGATCCTTGAGAACCTGAGTTTCTGGGAGAAGGGCTACAACGCCGTAGCGCGTGCCGCTGACGGGCTGAAAAATATCGGTCGCCGCGACATCAATGCGGAAATCGAAACTGCTCGGAATGACCTCCAGCAGGCTGAAAGCATGGATGGCTTGTTTCAGAGCCAGAAGTCCAAGGACGCGCTGATCGAATTTCGGCGAAATCGTCTCAACATGCTTGAGGACCAGAAGGCTGCCGAAGCCGATATCGCCAAATGGCAAGGAGAGCAGGCGAAAGCTCAGGGCGATGCCGTCTCCTCAATGGCGAAGGTAGACGCACTCACCAAGTCAGCGTGGACGAATGAGCAAAAACGTACCGACGCGATCAAGGAATACAAGCGGCAGCTCGAAGACATCCGCAAGGTCGCACCAAACGACCCACGCCTGAATCAAGCCGCAATCGACAAGAACCTGGCGAACATCAATGACCAGTTCAAGGATCCGAAAGCTGCCGGAACCCAGGTCGATCTGACCGGCTTCAACAATGCAAAGAACAACCTGGCAGCCATCAGCGAAGAGTACAAAAACGCCCAGAAGGAACTGAACGCAGCACAGAAGGCTGGACTCGTTTCTCAAGCCGACTACGCCCTGAAGCGAGAAGCGCTGATCGGCAACGAGCGCGACGAGGTGACCGCGGCCTACGAGGCGGAGATCGCTGCTCTGGAAGCCGCGAAGGCGAAGAAGACCACCTCCGCCGCGCAAAGTATTCAGTTGGACCAGAAGATCGCCGACGCGCGCGCGGGCATGGTCAAAGCGCAGAAGGACGCGGATAGCCAGCTCGAGGTTCTGGCCACGAATGAAACCGGCCGCCTCGCCCGGCAAGAGCGGGCGATCACGACCTACGTTCAGGCGTTGGCTCAGCAGCAGCGCGCACTGGAGCTGGCAGGGCAGCGCGCAGTGCTTGGCGTCGGACAGGGCGATCGACAGAACGCACTCAACAATGAGCTGAACAGCCAACAGGATCGGTTCGCTCAGCAGTCGCTGGAACTTGCAAATCAGAAGTCCGATCCGTCGCGGAACATGTCGGAGGAGGAGTTCGCCCGGAAGTCGCAGGCTCTCGCCGATGCGAACAAGGCTGCCACCGACCAAATTCGTCAGAACTACGCAGATGTGGAGGCGGCGCAGGGTGATTGGACCAAGGGCGCGACATCGGCCTGGGCCAACTACCTGGACTCGGCGAGCAACATCGCCGGCCAGACGAAAACTCTGTTCGGCAAGGCCTTTAGCTCAATGGAAGACGCGGTCGTCAACTTCGCCATGACCGGGAAGCTGTCGTTTGCCGATTTCACCAAGTCAATTCTGGCGGACATGGCGCGGATCGCGACCCGCCAGGCCAGTTCTGCGTTGCTGAGTAGCCTCGTCGGTGCTGCCACCAGTTACTTCACTGGCGGAGGCGGCGGCAACGGGCTGGCGGCTGGATCAGCGGGTGCGACGTCGTCGAATCTCGGCGCATCGTCGGCGGGTTACTCCAGCAGCTACTTCCCGCAGGCGCTCGGCGGTGCCTGGTCGTCGGGCGTGCAGATGTTTGCCAATGGCGGTGCCTTCACCAACAGCATCGTCAGCGCGCCGACCGCCTTCGGTATGGCCGGCGGCGGGGCGGGCGTCATGGGGGAGGCGGGGCCGGAGGCGATCATGCCGCTAACCAGGACCTCCAGCGGAAAGCTGGGGGTTATCGCTGCCGGTGGCGGCTCCGGAACTTCGATCAGCATCAACGCGCCGGTGACGGTGATGACGCAGGATCGCAGCTCCGAAGGGATGCAGATCGACCAGCAGGCCCTGTCGAAAAACCTTCAGTCGCAAATGCGGGCGGTGGCCGAAAAAGCCGTCGCCGACTCTTGGTACCCGGGCGGTACCAGCTTCCGAAACGCAAATGGGAGGGCCTGATGGCCATCGAGAAATTCACATGGCCAACCGGGCGCGGGGAAACGCCCGATATCAACTATCGGGTGCGCTCCTCGAAGTTTGGCAATGGCTACGCCCAAAACGTCGGCGACGGACCGAACAACAAAGAGGATTTCTACCCGATCATCTGCGTCGGTCAGAAGGCCGTGGTGCTGAAGATAATGGAGTTCCTCGACCGGCACGCCGGGGCTAAGGCGTTTCTCTGGACGACGCCCCTCGGCGAACTTGGACTGTTCACCTGCAAAAATCCCGCTCCCACACCAATGGGCGGCGGCGTTTTCAAACTTTCCGCCACGTTCGAACGTGCATTCAAACCATAAGGGGCCACCATGCCGCTGATTAGTGACATTCAGGTGCTTGAGCCTGGTAGCGAAGTGCTGCTCTTTGAATTGGACGGCACGGACTATGGCGCGGACATCCTGCGCTTCCACGGGCATGCTATTCCGCACACAGCGGCCGAGCTGATCGCCGCCGGCGACAATGCCGATCAACTACCGGCAAAAGCGATCTACTGGCAGGGCAACGAGTACAGTGCCTGGCCGATGCAGATCGAAGGAATCGAGGCGAACGGCGATGGTACTGCTGTTCGGCCAACGCTGTCGGTGGGCAACGTGAACGGGCGTATCACCGCGCTCTGTCTGGCGTTCGAGGATCTGCTTGAGTTCAAGCTGACGATGCGGCACACGCTCGGCACCTACCTCGATGCTGCTAACTTCCCGGCCGGCAACCCGACGGCCAACCCAACCCAAGAAACGATCGAGGTCTGGTACATCGACCAGAAAACGAACGAGGACGGGGAGAATGTCAGTTGGGAGCTGGCCAGCCCGGGTGACGTAGGCAACGAATCGATCGGCCGGCAGGCCACGACGCTGTGCCACTGGTGCCTCACCGGTGGTTACCGTGGGCCGAACTGCGGCTACACCGGATCATATGTGACCAAGGACGGCATCGTCACCGATAACCCGGAATTGGACGAGTGCGATGCCACGCTCGGCAAGGGTTGCATACCGCGCTTCGGCGAAGGCAACCCAATGCCGTTCGGTGGCTTCCCCGCTGTATCCCTTATCGCAAGGAGCTGACATGCGAAAGCAAATCTTGAACGCGATCCAGGCGCACGCGGAAGCCGAGTACCCGAAAGAGTGCTGCGGGCTGCTGCTGGCCGTGGGCCGCAAGCAACAGTATTACCCGTGCCGCAATGTATCGACCGAGCCGAGCGAGGAATTTCGAATCGACCCGGAGGAGTACGCCCAGGCCGAGGACGTCGGCGAGGTGATCGGCGTGGTGCATTCGCATCCAGATGCGACCAGCCGGCCGTCACCTCGCGACTTGGCCATGTGCGAAGCGACGGCGATGCCCTGGCACATTCTGAGCTGGCCGGAAGGCGATTTGCGCACGATCATGCCATCTGGCGAAGTTCCGCTGCTGAAACGACCCTTCGTGCACGGCGCATGGGACTGCTGGCAGGTCTGCGCAGATTGGTACAAGCGCGAGTGGGGGTTGGAGTTCGAAGCGTTCAAGCGCGCGGATGGCTGGTGGGAGAGCAAGGACAACGCCAGCCTATATGAGGCAAACTACGAGGCCGCCGGCTTTTATCGCGTCGACCAGCCGCAGCGCGGCGACATGGTCGTGATGGAAGTGGGGCGGACGGTTTATCCAAACCACGCGGGGATCTTTCTCGGCGCCGATCCGGTGCTACCCGGCGAGGACGCAGCGACGTTTGGCTCCGGCCCGTTCCTGCTCCATCATCTGTACGGCAGGCTGTCCGAAGTAATTGTTTTCGGTGGCCCATGGCTCGACCGTGCACGACTGATTCTCAGACATCACGAGCCGAGCTTGAGCGTGAGAGGGTGCACTTTCAGGAAATAATGTTCTGAAAAAATTGATCACCTCTTATTTTATTTCTTCTCCAGGTTGTCCGATTTTTCTGCAGCTTTGCGTAAGTCTTCTGGAGTTTTTTCGTAAAGCTCTTTCATTAGCTTTGGTTCTGCAATTGATTTCTCTATCAAAACATTTATAAGTTTAAACATTTTTTCGGCAACATAATCAATGTCTTCGTCTAGCATAATGCCAGGATGAACAGCAGCATTACCAACCAGCCGTATAGTATCTGCGATTTCTATCGTTTGCGTGGGAATGGTTCCCTTCTTCGCCAAGCTTCTAATGTCCTGATTTATGTTTAGACCAGGTTCTTTTAGATGCTTGCAGAGTTTTTGGAGGCAAAGGCGAAGAAGTGCCGCTGATCCACGCGGGGAGTGTCCCGCGATTTTGGCGGCTTCGAGATAATCCTTCTGGATGCTTTCCGGCATTTGATCGTGGGGTGGTGGCGCAAGTCCATGATCGGGGAATAGCATCTCGCCTACTTTAGCAACCACTAAATTATTTTTATCAGTCGTGGTTTCCAAAACTTTCCATAGAGACCGCTTGTGACATTTTGCGCAATCCGCTTCAGTGTATTTAGCTTGACTTGAATTGCTAGAAAGCCAAATCCATTTCATGTGGGCGTAAACAGTGCAAAAAGGGCATGTAAAGGCGTCGGAGTTTATAGTAGGGGCTGTGTAATTCATAAGGTCTACTTGTTTTATTAATGTAATGGGCACAACTTTATAGAGTGATGTTTCTGGTTTTGAATGCGCCTTTAGTGATGTTGGTTGCCCTTGACTCCTGCTGCTCGGTATTTTCAAAGCCCAGTCGCTGAACTCAGTAGTCTGGTGTATTTGTTGCCTGGTCGCAGGAGGCTACTATTTTCGGGTGGGATAGCGTTACTGAGGATTCGTACAGGATTAAACCGGTGTTAAAGTCCGTGCTTTCAGGATGAGGACGGCCCATGAGGATAATCAAGTTCGCCGCTGCTGCTGTATTGGCGTTGTCGCTTTCAGGTTGCGCCGGGACGAATTTTTCGTACGACGAAGCCAGAAAAGTGAAGGTCGGAATGACCGAGGAAGAGGTAACCCAGCTCATGGGGCCTCCGTACTCCGTGGTGTCCAGAGCTGATGGTCAAATGTGGGTCTGGAGTCATGCGAACGGTATGACCGGGGCGAGTCGTGTGATTTCTTTCAGAATGGTCGACGGTAAGGTTGTGGAAGTGCCAACCATCCCTGCCAGCTTCAAATAGGAGTGACCTGCATGAAACTGATCTTAGGAGCGTTGGCGGTAGCACTGTTGGCGGGGTGTGCGACTTCGCCGGTGCCGGCCGACAAAGCTCACCCAGTGCCGAGCTCGCGCCTGTTCGCATATCAGAAGCTGACCTCCGGTGACGGTGTCTTGATCGTTACTCGTGATTCCGGATTTGTTGGTGGCGGCTGCAACACATCCGTGAGCATCGACGGGCGAAAAGCTGCCGAGATTGGTGCTGGTGAAACTGCAAAGTTCTACGTTGCCGCCGGTGAGCACATCGTCGGCGCATCATCATGCGGCAGCGGGCTTAAAGAGCGGGAAGCCAATATAAAAGCTGGTGCCACCAAGAAGTTCAGGATATCCATCGACTCATCAATGAGCATGGACTTATCACCCACGATGCAATGACAAAGCCGCCTACGGGCGGTTTTTTTATGACCGGAGAAAACTGTGGCAGCGACGGCAAGTAACAACTCAGCCATGACGACCATTCTTCTTTCAGGGCCGCTTATCAAGCTGTTTGGTCGTGTTCATCACCGCGAGCTTGGCAGCAAGTCCGTGGGCGAGGCATTAAAAGCGTTGAAGTGCACGCTCGAAGGTTTCGAACGCGCAATCAAAGATCTTGAGCGCAAGGGGATGCGTTTCGCGATTTTCAGGAACCGGAAAAATGTGGCTGAAAAGGATTTCGGTCTCGGCGGAACCCAGGAGATTCGAATCGTCCCGGTCATCTCCGGCAGCAAGCGAGCAGGCGTTCTTCAAACGATTGTCGGTGCGGTTCTGGTTGTCGCCGGTTCGTACTTTGGGCAGACCTGGGCTGTGCAGCTTGGCGTCGGGCTGGTCGCGGGCGGCGTCATCCAAATGCTCAGCCCCAAGCCTCTGGCCTGAAACAAAGCGCCTCCCCCGAAAATGCCCCGTCCTACGCCTTCGGCAGCGCCAAGAACACCACGGCCAGCGGCAACCCGGCACCGATCTGCATCGGCGAACGCCGGTGGGGCGGGATGATCATCTCGGCGTCGATCCTGGCTGAAGATAAGACCTAACAGCAAAACCCCTCACATAAACGAGGAGGGATTGGCCCTCCAAGTTGAAGGAGGGCTTGTTGATGGGAAAATGGTTTCCACTGATTCGCGCAAATTCTTGGAATTTAATCCGCGTTGCTATCTGTGCGATGAAACTTTACGTGAGCCTCAGGGCTTTTGACCAAACCGCCCTTGAGGCGGTTTTTTTATGCCTGGAGGAAAGCATGGGCGCAGCAGCACATATCGATATCCATGGCGAGAAGGGCGGCAGCAGCAAGCCGAAGTCCCCGACCGAAGCCAGCGACAGCCTGCGCTCAACCAACTTGGCCAAGCTTCTGATTGCCGTAGGTGAGGGTGAGTTCGACAGCGTCCCGACCGACTACGACATCTACTTGGACAACACGCCGATCCGCGATGCCAGCGGCAACTACAACTTCCCGAATGTGAAGTGGGACTGGCGCCCGGGATCGGTGGATCAGACTTACATCCCGGGCATTCCATCCGTGGAGAACGAGACGTCGCTGAACATTGAGCTGCGCAGCGATTCGCCATGGATGCGCTCGATCACCAACACTCAGCTATCCGCCGTGCGCATGCGGTTGGCTTGGCCAGCGCTGCAACGGTCTGATGACCAGGGTAATGTCGACGGCTATCGCATCGAATACGCGATCGACGTGGCCACCGACGGCGGCTCCTATCAGCAGGTGCTGTTGGATGCAGTCGACGGCAAGACAACTACGCGCTACGAGCGCTCGCGCCGCATTGATCTACCGGACGCCACCACTGGCTGGCAGATCCGCGTGCGCCGCCTGACGCCAAACCAGAACAGCAACAAGGTGGCCGACACCATGCTGGTGGCCGGTTACACCGAAGTGATCGACGCCAAGCTGCGCTACCCAAACACCGCACTGCTCTACATCGAATTCGACGCCGAGCAGTTCACCAACATCCCGGCGGTGACCGTGAAGTGCAAGGCCCGTCGCTGGATGGTGCCGAGCAACTACGACCCGATCCTGCGCACCTACACCGGGACTTGGGACGGCTCGATGAAATCGGCCTGGACCAATAACCCGGCGTGGATCACCTACGGCATTTGCACTGAAGAGCGTTTCGGTCTGGGCAAGCGCATCAAGCCGTTTATGGTCGACAAGTGGGAGCTGTACCGCATTGCCCAGTACTGCGACCAGCTGGTGCCGAACGGCCTAGGCGGACAGGAGCCGCGGTTTCTCTGCGACATGAATTTGCAGGGCAAGGCTGATGCCTGGTCGCTGCTGCGCGATATCTCGGCGATTTATCGCGGCATGACTTATTGGGCGCAAGGTCAACTGGTGATGCAGGCCGACATGCCGCGCGCCCAGGACTTCGACTATGTGTTCACCCGCTCAAATGTGATCGACGGCAAGTTCTCGTATGGCAGCGCCTCGGCGAAGACGCGTTACACCCGGGCGCTGGTGAGCTACGACAACCCTGCTAACAACTACGACACCGACGTCATTCCGTTCGCTGATCTGGATCTGCAACGCCGCTATGGCGACCGGCCGACCGAACTGAGCGCCATTGGCTGCACCCGTGCATCCGAGGCTCAGCGCCGAGGCAAGTGGGCGATCCTCAGCAACAACCAAGACCGCACCGTGTCATTCAAGACCGGCATGGAAGGCGTAATTCCGCTGCCTGGTCACATCATCCCGGTGGCGGATTCTTTGCTCGCGGGCCGGGAGGTCGGCGGCAGGATCTCGGCAGTGGCGGGGCGGGTTATCACGCTCGATCGCGATACCCAAGCCAAGGCCGGTGATCGGTTGATCATCAACCTGCCGGGCGGCCGCGCCGAAGGGCGCACCGTGCAGAGCGTCAACGGCCGCGCCGTCACCGTGACCGTTGCTTACAGCGAGCCACCAGTCGCGCAACTGCAATGGGCGCTCGACGCCGATGACCTGGCAATTCCGCTGTACCGCGTGCTGCGCACCACGCGCACCACCGAAGGTGACTACGAAATCAGCGCGCTGCAGTTCGAGCCGAGCAAGTTTGCTTTCATCGACACCGGCGCGCGCCTGGAAGAGCGTCCGATCAGCGTGATCCCTATCACTGTTGTGCCGGCGCCTGCCAGCGCAACCCTCACGTCAACTTCGTCGGTAGTACAGGGGCTGGCCGTGGCCACCATGACGATCACTTGGCCCGCCGTGGATGGCGCGGTCGGCTATGACGTGGAATGGCGCAAGGACAGCGGCAACTGGATCAAGCTTCAGCGCACCGGCATGACCAACGTGGACGTGGTCGGCATCTACGCCGGCGGCTATGTGGCCCGAGTGCGGGCGGTGAGCGCGTTCGACATTACGTCGCCGTGGCGCTACTCGATCCTGACCAATCTGAAAGGGAAGGAAGGGTTGCCGCCGGCGGTTTCTTTCCTCAAAACTACCAGCAAAATCTATGGCATTGGCATTGAATGGGGGTTCCCACCTGGGGCGGAGGACACTCAGCGGACGGAGATCTGGAACAGCAAGACTAATGATCTTGCTTCGGCTGTGAAGCTGGCAGACTTCGCATATCCGCAGGCGAGTCATGAAATGCAAAACCTGGTGCCAGGGACAAACCTGTTTTTTTGGGCGCGCTTGGTGGACCGAACCGGTAACGTTGGTCCGTGGTTTCCGGCTGAAAACGGCATCAATGGCCAAGTCAGCATTGATCAGTCTGAATACGAGCAATATTTTCTCGGCAAAATTCAAGAGACGGCGCTTGGCCAAAAGCTGCTTGAGGAAATCGGGAAGATTTCTGGTGACGGTGAAGGTTCGGTGAATGAGCGGCTTGAGCAGGCCAAGCAGGAACTGCAAGACCTGGTCAGCGAAATCACCGACGCCATGGCGTATGACCCGACCAAGCCGTACAGCAAAGGCGAGGTGGTCCGGCTTGATGGACGATTGTTCTCGGCTGTGAAGGCGGTGCCGGTCGGCACTGCTCCTCCTAATGCCGAGTTCTGGTACGACATGGGGACGATTGCCGAGACAACCAACGCGATGGCGCTGCAGATCCAACAGCATTCGACCCAAATTGAAACCATCGACGGCAAGGTCGCCGCGCAGGCGTCAACGATGCAGGCCCTGCAAGCGGCGTGGCGAGAGGATGACGGCACCGGTGCAATGAGCGAGGCGCTGAAGGCGTATCAGAACACGGCCAGCATCGTGACGAATGAGAAGGTGGTAGCGGAGGAGAAGCTTGCGTCAGCTACACGGTTTACATCCATTGACGCTGCAGTGGGAAAGAACGCTGCGAATCTCTCCACATTGGAGGCGGCAATTGCGACGGACAAGGAAGCTACGGCGCAGCGAATCGAGTCTATTTCGGCCACCGCCAACAACGCTACCGCAAAAGCAGAAACTGCAAGCACCGCCATTTCGGGTCTGAATGGCAAGGTGTCCGCACTGACGACTATCAAGACTTCAACATCAGTGAACGGACGGACAGTGATGTCTTCTCTGGCCATTGGGGTTGACGGTGAGACGCAAGAATCGCAAATCCTTGCGTTCGCGCAACGGTTCGCGATCCTCGACGAGGTGAGCGGCCAGATGATTGCGCCGTTTGTTGTGCAGGGCGGTCAGGTATTCATGAACACCGCGATCATCAGCCAAGCCTTCATCAAGGAGTTGGTACTTGGCATGACGCTGCGGTCGGCAGCGCTCAACTCGCAAGGGTTGCCGTTGCTGGAGATCAACATCCCGGCGGGTACGTTCACGCTTCGAGGCCAGTCCAGCAACGGTTACACACTGCTGAACAACGACGGCATCTACGTCTACGACTTGAACTACATCGAGCGCGCAGCGCTCGGGAAGATGACGTAATGGATTACTACGGTGCCAGGACGAAAGACGCGATGGGGCGGCTAACGCTGGAGTCTTCGACGATGACAATCCGGTCGATTGTGACGAGGCAAGTCACTGTGCCGCCGATCACCAGCGACTTCACCAGCTTCATCAGCATGCCTGAGATCACCGCACAGTCATTTGTGTGCGTGACACTGCCTGATCCGACAAATGAAAACGCCGTCCTGCCTTCCGTGTTTTGGTCAAGTGGGCAGCTTCGCGTAAGGCGCGGGGCGGGCATGGTGCTCAACGTTTTTATACTGACCTACCAATAGGAGCGGGGTATGGACTATGGATTCAGATCGCGCAACGGTCAGAACTACTTTCAGATCGACAGCGATAACAAGGTGCTGAACGTGGCCGCTTCCGGTACTTATACGATCGGAAAACCACCTACCGCACCGGTAACCATTAGTGAGGCTGTTATCACCTACGCGTCACCAATAACCACTGCTGAAGCTCCCCACGTTTTTCTGAACCCCTACAACCAAGGCATGTATCACTCACTGGTACAGATGGGCGGGCCAGGGAACTGGACGGGCTTCTATTTCAGGCTGCATCTGATGGCACCGTTCAACAGTTCCGACTGCAGCGGCCGCTGGCTGGTAGCGACGTTTCGGTCGACATCGCCACCAAGCGAGTATGACTTGCGTCTGCGTAATGCGGCTAACGAGCAAATCTTCGTGGGCGCAGACAACATTCTGGTCATGACCGGTCTGCCGGTTAATGAGGGATGGACTCTAGATAGTCGGGGCGGATCGGTTTCGGGTGTCTACTGGAGCGGCTTCCAGATGCCTTGGACCGGTTCATATGACGACTACTTTCTTGCATCAACTTTACTGGGCGGAAAAAACTACAACGGCAACACTGCCCGCCAAACGCCTTGCGGCTTCCACGCGGGCGTACGCACCACGCTGAATGGATACATGGGCGCGCTGCAAGGAACTGAAGTTGGCACAGATAAGAATGGTCGCACCACTTTTGCGTGTCGGCCAATGCGCCCGTTATAAGAGCCCAGCCCGCCTAGTGCGGGTTTTTTATTGACCAGAATTAGGATACTTCCATGCCTTGGCTTAGAGGTGGGACTGTTGCCGTCACCAACGGATCAACAACCGTTGTCGGCACGAATGCAGATTTTGCTGCAAATGCAAAAAATGGTGACGCCTTTGTCGGTCCGGACGGTGCGAGCTATGAGATTGGCAATGTCGCGAGCGCGACTGTCATCTCCATTATTCCGGCCTATAAAGGGCCAACAGCCAGTGGCGTGGCCTACGCGATCATGCCCGTTCAGGGGTATCCGAAAGCGCTTGCTGACGCGTTCAGCGAAATCAATCGGCAATGGGGTGCGACTCTTTCCGCGCTGGGCACCACTGGTAACTACGATGTCCTTCCCGTCAGCAAAGGCGGGACGGGCGGTGTTGATCAGGTAGGGGCGCGCACCGGGCTCGGGCTTGGAGCCGCGGCCACTGAAGATGTAATTCCGGTGACGAAGGGTGGTACTGGCGGTACTAGTCAAGCAGGTGCGCGTACCGGTCTGGGGCTTGGATCAGTAGCTGTTGAAAATGTTTTGCCGCTGGCGAAAGGAGGAACCGGCGGAACAACGCTGTCCGCAGCTCGCGCCGCACTAGGCATAAAGTCCGGAGACGTTCGCTGGAAATCGAATACCAGCAACGTAACCATCCCGAACGGCACCTACACCACAATAAACTGGATCAACGACGTCTACGGTATCGGGGGAATTCACAGTCAGACCTCAAACTCAGATGCGTTCGTTTTGCCGGTGGGAGTTTTCCTGGTGTCGGCGACACTGACCTACGACTACCACCCGACCGGTCGCCGTGGGATTCGGTTCACACTGAGCAACGCCGGTTTCGCGGGAGGGTTTCTTCTCGTGCCTATCACGCCGAACGGCGTAACTACCGTGACGCTCACTATCCCGATCAGGATCACAACGGCGGGAACCATCCTGAGGATTCAGGGGTTTCAGGACAGCGGGGCAGACATGAGCCTGCCGCTGAGTGGCGGTAGCAACGTCGAAATCTTCCAGCTTGGAGATGCATGATGGCGACCATTGTCGTTCCACCCAACTATGACCTGGTCAAGATCGCCAATTCGGCGGGCCAGCCAGACCCTGAAATGCGCTCCTATCACGATGGCGTTCTCGAGGTGCTGGGGGTAACCCAGAAAAAACTGAACGCAGCTTTGGCGAATTACAGCTACTCCGAGACCGAGGTCGAGGTTGCCGCCCTGAATGCGATATCCAAACGCGATCAGCTTTTGGAATTAGCAGATAAGGCGACGGCCGGAATGTCTGATGCTTTCATTGCCGGCTTGCTGGACGAGTCTGAAACCCAGCGCTTCAAAAGCTTCGCCTCTTACAAGCTGGCGCTGAGGAGTATCAGTTCGCAGGACGGGTACCCGACCGCAATCGATTGGCCCCTCAATCCCGCCTGATCAAGCCAAACACCGCAACCCGCCATCGAGCGGGTATTTTTTTGCCTGGAGAAAATTATGAGCGCCACTGAAAAAGATCGCGATGTCCTCGCCCGCACCATCTGGGGTGAGGCGCGCGGAGAGGGCACGGCCGGCCAGATCGCCGTCGCCTGGACGATCCGCAACCGTGTGTTTGATGGGAAGGAAAAATCGTGGTGGGGGGAGGGGTATGCAGGGGTGTGCCAGAAACCCTATCAGTTCAGCTGCTGGAACAAGACCGACCCGAACTATCAGTTCCTGATCGGCGTGAAGCAGATCCAGTTCCGCGAGCTGGCGCAGTGTCGGATCGCGGCTGACCAGGTGATCGACGGCAAGGTGCCAGACCCGACCGGCGGTGCAACGCACTACTACGCGGCCAGCATTAAAGCCCCGGGCTGGACGGCGAAGGCCAAGCAGACTCTCAAGCTGGGCGGGCACGTCTTCTTCAAGGACGTCCCGTGATGGTCGTTCCGTGGAAGTTGATCGGCGTGTTGGTGCTTGTGCTCGCCGGATTCGGTAACGCCTGGCAGTTTCAGGACTGGCGCTACGGGAAGCAGTTGGCGGAGCAATCCCAGATGCACGTCGAAACCCTTAACCAATTGACCCAAGCTGCGGCAAACGCGCAACAGACCGAGCAGAACCAGCGTCTCGCGCTCGAGCTGCGCCTGTCAGTCAGCGAACAAGCCCACTACAAGGAACTGAGCGATGCTCAAACGAACCAGGATCGTCTGCGTGATCGCCTTGCCACTGCTGATCTGCGGCTGTCAGTCCTCATCGATGCAACCGACGCTGCCAAAGGCTGCGGGGTGCCAGCCACCACTGGCGCCGGCGGCGTGGATCATGCTGCCGTACGAGCCCGACTTGACCCGGCGCATGCTCAACGAATTATCGCAATCACCGACATCGGTGACCGGGGATTGATCGCGCTGCAGGCGTGTCAGGCATATTTGCGAGAGATAAGACGATGATCAGATGCAATGCCTGAATATCACTTGGAACGGGATATTTGAGCGGACTCAGTAGATTTAATGGTGGTTGCTAGTGCAAATGTGAGGGATTCATAAGCAACTGTCATTAAAATCGCCATCAGAAATGCGCCAGCTATTCCCATGACCCATTGAGAGGTCACCTTGGCCTCTTGGTATTTCTTTTCACCATCTCTAGCTCGATTCCACTCATGTTTAAGCAACTCTCTCGATGCTAAAATCAAACGGCGCATTGCTTCGTCAGTCTGGTCAGTGCTCATGTTTTCGAAATTTTGATAGTTTTGCTCAATTAGTTTCAGAAATTTTTCGTTTCTTTCGAAGTCGTCTTTTTTTCTCTCTTTGTCATTGATTCTAAGTTCTATGCTCGTTTTAACTTTGAGTAGAGTTGCATAAAGCTCGCTATGTTCGAGCCTGCTAAACATGCTGCTGGATGGTGCGTGAGTAGAATTTACGGTGTCTTTTTGTATCTTTTCGATCAAAACACGTATGCACGAAATATATAGAGATATCTCCTCTCGAAGTCCGTTAATCCAGTTTTGTCGGAACTCCGAGACTTTCGATTCCTTTGTCGAAATAAATCCCGCGTAGGCGATTGCTCCTGCGATCACCGCCGCCGAGACGACACCTATGGGCACAAAAATGTTTTCCGGGAATGCCATTACCCACCCCTCTGATATAAATAGATGGCGAAGGTTATTCAGGTATTGGCTGGTAGTCTACTTGGCATCCACTGATGGTGAGTTTCCGTACCACTTTTTGTACCATTCCTGCTTTTTTGAGGGGGTTTTAGGGGGTTGAAGTCCCCCTGAAGCCATTTAGAACCCACAGACCAAAAACGCCAGCTACTCCACACATCGTCAATCTTCAATCTTTGACCGTAGACCCGCTGCTGCCGGCTTTGTCACAAAGCCTTTTCCGGCGCAGGTCGGGCAGTCGTCCCGCGCATCAAAGCGATCGAGGCAGGTAGGGCAGATGCAGAAAGCTGCCGACTCGATATGAGGGCGCACCTTTTCAAAGGCGCACAGATCTCGCTCTTCATGGGCAACCTGAGCCGAGTCTATAAGGGCTCGGTAGGCGTCAGCGTCGAAGAGGGGGCGGTGGGTGATGCCGGCGATCATTGTTTCAGTCTCGATCAACTGATACCGGACCCCATTCATTTCCAGCACCAAGCCAGAAATCTTCCCAATCTTTCGGGAAAGCCCCAAGGTCAGCCGCACACCATCCGCGTCGGAATAGACCTTCCCGTCGTAGGCAAAGGAAGCGCCTCGCGGTTCTTCATCGGCAAAGTTGAATATCGAGCGGCTGATAGTGCCCAGCAGATTCCCGTTGTCGATCTGAACGACGTCATAGGTCGAGGCGCCGCGGTAGTGCCCGGGCGAGTTCTGCAGCTCCTCGACGGCGTGCCAGTATGCGGCGTCTGCCATCTCGTTCATGTCGAACTGCTCAAGCTGGTTGATCAGGCCCTCTTCGCGGAGCGTGGCCGCCATCTCATGGAGGGTTTCCCTATGTCCCTCCGGATTTTGCATGCGGAAGTCCAGGTCATCGAGAGTCGCGAGCCATCGCTGGAGCCGTAGGGTTTTTGCCTGGTCGAAATTCATGCTGCGGGGTTCGCTGTACAAAAGCTGTATGCATGTACAGTAATCTAGGCGAGGCATGTGGGCGAGGGCGAGGCGACGAACTGTCAGTCGGGTGTCATCAAAACGGCGAGCGTCATCTTGATGAACTCCTCGTTCTTGTCGATTGCCCAGAGCGCTCCGCGGACATTCTCGGCCACATCGGCCGATCCGCGCTGCTCGACCCAATTCGATAGCTCCATGATGGCGGCTTCGAGTGCGAGTTGGTTTTCGTTGATCTTGAAAAGCAGGGAAGGGAGCAGGTCAGAGTTTGGCATTCGGTTTCCTCCGTGGACGAAACCAGCGTAGCAGGGGGATTGATTTTCAAGTGGCAGAACGCCGGGGGAAGGAGCAACCACTGTAGGAAAATACAGCGCTAAGTTGTTGATTCTTATGGGGAGTAATTGCGATTTTTTACCCTGGGATTTTAGGGCTGTTTCTCTTCTATATCAGTAGCTTACGATCATTCAGAAGTCACCTTGACATGGTGGTGGGCTTGCGTGCCGGCTTAAAAGGGAAAGCTAGGCACGCAACAGAAGGTTGCTATGCGCCCTCCCAGTGTTCGTCGACAATTACCTTTCCATTAACGTCAGTCTGGCGGACCGTCTGAGTTCTTCTAAAGCCTCGCACCGCCGTGTGATCGGTGTGTGTTACCTGTCCGACAACCTGTCCGTCAGCGTTTACGACGGAGTACTCGTTGATATCCTCTTCCGCCATGAAACCCTTTGAACGAGAACTCTCGAATTTTAACTCTTCGCCTGGGTTGAGCTTTACCTTGTCCTTCAACATGGTTCATTCCTTGATCGGGTTTATGTGGCCTGCAAACCTACCACACTGCCTAGAAATCCTGGAGACTGAGGCAGTCCAGCGCTTGCGCAAAACCTCTGCCGGAGGCCACGTGTTTCCGTTTGCATAAATACAAAAAAACGGATGTTTTGCAACTCTGAAAAATTGGTTTTATCCTTATAAAACAATTGCTTGGATTGCTACAGTCCCCAGCATGGGGTGCTAGGGGTCGAGTGTTCGAATCACTCCGTCCCGACCATTATTCCTGATTAAAATCAGACACATAAGCCGATCAGATAGATCGGCTTTTTTGTACCCGCGCGAAACTACACGGTAGTTTCTTAATAAGATCTGGATTCGCTCCGGCCAAGCGATCTTTGCTGAATCCTTCAAATTCAATCCCGACTATGCGTAGTAAAGATTCAGCGCAATCAGCTCAAACACAGCCACAAATACGCAGAACGCAACGAATCTTCGGGTAAACACGCGGCGAGGCTTTTCATAGCCTTGATAGTTACTGAATGCGCTGCAAAGATTTCCCACGAAATCAATAAAGTCCAT